ACCCCCGACCACATATTACTTTCTTGATTGCGCCTCGGAGGCCATGCCATAGCTAAGAGCAAGCCCAGCACAGCGTATGAGGCCCACAAGATACGGACCGGCCAGGACCAGGCGGCACAGTCGCGCGCGGGGCGCGATATAGCGCCGATTCCCGAGGTTGTGGATGCTGACCGCCGGGCCGCATGCGAGTCCGACTTCCGGCTGTTCTGCGAGACCTACTTCCCCCGGACGTTCACACTGGCATGGTCGGCAGATCACCTCCGCGTCATTGCCCGCATTGAGGACGCCGTGCTCAGAGGCGGGTTGTTTGCGCTGGCGATGCCGAGGAAGCATGGCAAGACCACGCTCTGCGAACGGGCTTGCATCTGGGCGATTCTCTACGGGCATCGGCGGTTTGTGTGCCTGGTCGGAGCGTCGAAAGACGACGCCGTGACGATGCTCGATACCATCACGACGGAGCTTGAGACGAACCCGCGTCTGTCAGACGACTTTCCCGATGTGGTGTATCCGTTTCAGCGGCTCGAGGGTATTGCCAACCGGGCCGGCGCGCAGCTCTGTGATGGGGAGCGCACGCACATCAGCCAAACCACCGAGGAAATCATTGTGCCCATGATTCCGGGCAGCGCGGCGAGCGGGGCGATCGTGCGCGTTGCGGGCATCACCGGGCGCATTCGCGGGATGCACCACCTGACGCCGGACGGGGACACCATCCGGCCCGACGTCGCGATTGTGGACGACCCCCAGACGGACCAGTCGGCGGTGAGCCTGTCGCAATGTCGGCGCCGGCTGGAAATTGTGAGCCACGCCATTCTGGAACTGGCGGGCCCGGACGTGGCGATCTCAGGCATTATGCCGTGCACTGTGATTCAGCCGGGGGACATGGCGGATCAGGTGTTAAACCGCGAGGACTACCCGCAATGGCGCGGGGAACGGACGCGGGCGCTGTATTCGCCGCCGCGTGCGGAGAAGCAATGGCAGAAATACGCAGATCTGCTGCGCTCGAACCCCGACGATTACGACGCGGCGGTCGGCGCTGCGCAGGCGTTCTATACGAAGCACCAGGCGGAAATGGACGTGGGCGCCGAGGTGGCGTGGCCGGAGCGATGCGAGCCGGGTTATGTGTCGGCGCTGGAGCAACTTATGCGGACGAAGCTCCTCGAGCCCGGTGTGTTTGCCGCGGAGTATCAGAACGAGCCATTGGGGGTTGAGCCGGAAGAGACGATTCGTCTGCCTGCAGAGGCGATTATCGCGAAATGCAACAGCGTGCCGCGGGGGACGGTCCCCGCCGGCCACGAGCACATCACCGCCCACGTGGACGTGCATCAAAACGTCCTCTTCTACGCCGTGGCGGCGTGGCGGGACGATTTCGGGGGGGCGGCTATCGACTACGGGACGTATCCCGATCAGCGCACGCCGTGGTTTACGCTTCGGAACGCCAAACGCACGCTGGCCGAGGCGCACCCGGGCACGGGCGTCGAGGGGGCCATTTACGCGGGGCTTGAGACGTTGCTCGGGCAGTTGGTCGCGCGCGAGTGGACGCGCGAAGATGGCGCCGTAATGCGACTCAACCTCACGTTAATTGATCAGGGGTGGATGCCCGACGTGGTGCACCAGTTCTGCCGGCAGAGCGGGCACGGGGGGCTTGTGATGCCGTCCCGAGGTCAGGGTATCCGGGCGTCGGACCGGCCGCTTGCCGAGTATGACCGGCGGGCGGGGGAGCGATTCGGCTGGCATTGGTGGGTGCCCGCGCCGAAAGGCAAGCGCATTCTGCGGCATATCGAGATCGACACGAACCACTGGAAGACGTTCATTCACCAGCGGCTTGCGGTGGCGATGGGGGACCGGGGGTGTCTGAGCCTCTTTGGCAGCAACAAGGCCAGGCATCAACTGCTCGCCGAGCACCTGACGGCAGAAGCGGTGGTGCGCACAGAGGCGCGGGGCCGGGCGGTGTATGAGTGGAAAGAGCGCCCGGACAAGGCGGACAACCACTGGCTGGATAACCTCGTCGGGTGCGCGGCGGCGGCGAGTTACCTGGGCGTGGCAGTGCCGGGCGTGGGGGAGACGCCGGGGCCGCGGCGCAAGATCAAACTCTCGGAACTCCAGGCACAGAAACGGGCAGAGCGGGCCCGCGGGCACTAACCGGAGGGCAAGGACGCATGGCGAAAGAGCAAGAGGCGACCGGCGGGATGCAATGCCCAAAATGCGGGTGTCGACACGTGCCGGTAACGGGGACAAAGCGGTGGATGCGCGGGAAGGTGATCCGGTATCGCACGTGTCGCTACTGTGGGCGGTCATTTAAGACCGTGGAAGAGGTCGGAGATGCCGCCTAATCGCCATTCAGGCCCATACTGGAAAACCATGTCAAGCCGAATCGCTGTTTTTTGGGCTCTTCTCGTGCCAACAGAATGCCGCGAGACGGCCCCAGTCCATATCTGGAATAGACAAACCGCCGTTTGCCCCAAACGCCGTATGATACCCGTAGCGTGAGAGCATGCGCTTGACAACTTGAACGGGCGGACACGCCGGGGCTGATCCCCCTGGCGCGATCGGTGCCAACATGAGTGGTTTGCGCCACCCATACTGAAAAGGCCATGTGGGGCCACATCCCTGCACGGCCTTTTTTTGTTGGCCAACCGCCCGACGACTCCTGACACCCCGACTCTGAGGAGGTGACAGATGCCGGATGACGTGAGGACCGCACTTGAACAGGCTGCGCAAGACCCGGTGCGCGTGGAAGGTGACGAGGGCACGGTCGTGGCGCACCCGCTCGGCGACGTGATTGCCGCCGACAGGTATCTGAGCGCGAAAACGGCCGTGGACGCCTCGAAGAGCCGCGGCTTGCGGTTTATGAAGATTTCCCCTCCGGGAGCGCAATAAGCCTATGGGCACCCTGGCCACGTCCGTCATTGTGGACGCACGCGGTAACCCGATCCGCCGGGCCGGCGCCCGTGCGGGCAGGGGGCGTGTGCGTGGTGAGTACGACGCGGTGCAGACGAACGACAACAACTCCCGACATTGGGGTTACACGGACGCCCTCGACGCCGACCGGGCCAACAGCTACGCCGTGCGGAAGAAACTCCGCGAGCGGGCGCGCTACGAGCGGGCGAATAATTGCTACGCCGACGGGCTTGTGGGGACGCTCTCCAACGATGTCGTGGGGCCGGGGCCGCAGTTGCAGGTCTTGACGGGGCCGGAAGAGTCACCGCTGAACACTGAGATTGAGCAGCGGTGGACGGAATGGGCGCGGGCGCGCAACCTTGCCGCGAAGCTCGGCACTCTGACTGCCGCGCGGGTAACCGACGGCGAGGGGTTCCTACAGGCGTTTGGCAACCCCGTGGGCGCGGGCTTGATGCACCTGGACGTGCGCCCGTTCGAGTGCGATCGGGTCCATAGCCCGGACGTGTGGACGAATGACAAGAACATCGACGGCGTGATTCTGGACGAATACGGCAACGTCGTGAAATATCAGGTCGCGCAGGCGCACCCCGGCTCGGACAACTACACGGGCATCTTCAATGTCGACACGCTCGGCGCGCGGTATGTGATGCACACCTTCCGCGCGATCCGGCCGGAACAGCACCGCGGGATCTCCGAACTCATGCCGGCGTTGCCCCTGTTTGCCCTCCTACGACGCTACACACTCGCGACGGTATCGGCGGCTGAGACGGCGGCAGATATCAGCGCCGTGCTATCCACGGAAGCCCCGGGGTCCATCATCGAAGAGACGCTGGACACGTTCGACGCCTTCGAGATCGAACGGGGCATGGTAGCCGTGATGCCGGACAACGCGCGGCTCACCCAGTTCAAGCCCGAGCAGCCGACAAGCACGTACAGCGACTTTGTGCGCGCCATCCTCCGGGAAATCCTGCGGTGCGTGCTGATGCCGCTCAACATCGGGTCCGGCGATTCCTCGGGCTATAACTTCGCGTCCGGCCGCCTTGACCACGCCACGTATTGGAAGGCTATCGCCCTCCGTCAACACGACCTCGGACTGACTGTTCTGGACCGCATTTTCTACGACCACTGGTTGCCCGAGGCGCGGCTTGTCTACGGCTGGCCGGCTGTGGAAGTGCGTCGGGAATGGAACTGGCTCGGGCGGCAACCGATGGACCCGCGCGAGGCGAACGCGGAGATCGCACAGCTCGGAGCAGGCATTGCGACACTGCCGCAGTTTTACGGGCGCAAAGGGCAGGACGTCGCCATTCAGTTGCGGCGGGGCGCGGAGGCAATGGGTGTGACGCTGGAAGAGTACCAGGCGCTCATTCGCTGGAAGGTGTTCGGTCGTGCGGGCGTAGAGGCGGCAGGTGGCGCCACGGAACAGCGGATTCGGGAGCTAATTGAAGATGCCGAAGAGGACAAATAACGACTGGTTGTGCCGGATTGAAGCCGCGGCCGGGGACGGCGCCGAGCGGCGGAACCCCCGGATATCCGGCGTGGCCTACAGCGGCGACGTGATGAACGTCGGGTATTGGCCTTACCCCGTGGCAATGGAACTGAGCGGACTGGAACTGCCCGAGAGTGTGCCGGTCCTCGCCGATCACGCGAACAGCATTATGACGCGCCTCGGGGACGCGCACGCGACCATCGAAAACGGGCGGCTTACCTATGCGGGCGAGATTACCGCAGAGAACAGCGATGAAGTCAAAGCGATCCTGGAACACGCCAAAAACGGTGGCAAATTGCAGGTGTCGGTCGGGGCGGACCCGATTGAGTACAGGCTCGTGAAGGGCACAGTCGAGGTGAACGGGCAGAGCGTAAAAGGCCCGTTTTTTCACATGAAACGCGCGCTGTTGCGCGAGATTTCGGTTGTGGCGGTTGGGGCTGACCCGAAAACGTCGGCCCACATCGCCGCGGCATGGCACATGAAACCCCCTGTGGAGGCTGGAATTATGGAGTTCGAGAAGTGGCTGGAAGCAAAGGGCATCACCGCAAGCGAGCTGACGGACGCGGTGCGTGCGGAGCTTGAGGCGTCGTGGAAGGCCGAGATGGCCGTTATCGACGCGGTACCCGATGGTGACGATGGCAACGCCGTGGACCCGAAGCCGGTCAAGGCCAAGGCTGTCCCGGTCAAGCCCGCCATCGCCGCCGCTGGCGCCGATCCGGTCGGGACCATGCGGGCGGACGCAGCCGCCGAGAAGCAGCGCATCGGCGAGGTTACCACCATCTGCGCGAGTTACAAGGGCCAGGTGGACGAAGCGAAGCTCAACGCGATCAGCGTCGAGGCCATCAAAGAGGCATGGACGCGCGACGCCACGGAACTGGCGTTGCTCAGGGCCGCACGCCCGGCGTCTGTCAAGGCCCCGACCGGTAGCCGCAACACCGGCACGGGCAGCAAGGTGCTCGAGGCCGCTCTGTGTCTCGGTGCTGGCATGACCGAAGACACGACCGCCGAGGCCGTGGACGCCGAGAGCGTGGACGCAGCGCGTGTGCGCTTCGGCGGCCCCATCGGCCCCGCGCGGTTCATCCTCGAAGCCGCCTGGGCTGCAGGCTGGGACGGTCGGAGCATTCATCCGGGCAACATGCGTTCTGCCCTGACTGCCGCGTTCTCGACGCAGGCCGCGAGTGATATCCTCTCCAACACCGCCAACAAGCTCCTTCTGGACGCTTACAGCCATGTGGATGCGTCCTGGAAGCCGATTGCGAAGATCGGCCTCGCCAACGACTTCAAGGAACAGACGCATTACCGGCTGACCGGGGACATGATCTATGAGGAAGTCGGGCCGGGTGGCGAGTTGAAGCACGCGAGCACGGCGGATGAGAACTGGACGAATCAGGCGAAGACGTACGGCAAGATGTTCTCTATCACACGCACCGACATCATCAACGACGACCTCGGTGCGTTCGATGATCTGCGGCGGATGCTCGGCCGGGGCGCGGCTCTGGCGCTGAACAAAACCTTCTGGACGGCCTTCCTCGACAACAGCGCGTTCTTCACCGGGGCACGAAACAACTACGCCTCCGGCACGAGCACGGCGCTCGATTCCGCCGCTCTGGGCACGGCCGTACAGATGTTCCGCGACCAGACGGACACCGACGGTTACCCCCTGGGCATCGCGCCCAACATTCTGCTTGTCCCGACGGCGTTGGAACAGACGGCGGCCGAGCTCTACAAGAGCACGAACGTCAACACCGGCGGTTCGTCTACGACCGCGAAGGTGCCCAGCGCCAACATCTACGCCGGGCAGTATCTGCCGGTCGTGTCCTCGTATCTGAGCAACAGTTCATTCACCGGCAACAGTTCTGCCGCGTGGTATCTGCTCGCTGACCCGGCTGACATGCCGGTTATCGAGGTCTCTTTCCTCAACGGCAAGCAGACCCCGACGATCGAGAGCGCCGATGCCGATTTCAACACGCTCGGCATCCACCTTCGCGGCTTCCACGATTTCGGCGTGAGCAAAGCCGAATACCGCGGCGGCGTCAAGATGGTCGGCGCGTAACCCCTGATATCCCGCTCGGGGGCGTCGTGCGCGTCCCCCGGGCGTCTTCGAAGATTCCGACACAGTAGGAGGCTGAGAAATGGCAACAGTGACTTTCAAGAGCGGCGACGTTCAGATGGCCGATTACACGCCCGGCGCCGACGTGAGCGCGGGCGATGTGATTGTGCAGGGCGACATGCTCAGTATCGCGTTGGTGGATATCGACAGCGGCGACAAAGGCGCCGTCGCTATCAACGGCGGCGTCTGGGAATGCCCGAAAGACACGGGGTCCGGCGACGCCCTCGCCGCCGGCACGCTCGTTTACTGGGACGCGACGAACGAGATCGTGACGTCCTCAGCGAGTTCTCACGAGACGTTCGGTTACGTGGTGGTAGCGGCTGCCGCCGCGACGGCCACGGCTGATGTGACGAAGGTATTGCCCTGACGCTGGTGCGCATGGGCTCCGGCCACGCTTGTGCCCTCCGAGCGTGTAGCGAGCCCCGCCGGGTAGGCGGCTACCAGGCCGGCGTCTGCCCATGACGTTGTCCCTTGCGAAGAGGTTGCCTTGAGCTGGACGTCACTACAAGCCGAATACCCCTGGCCGGATACGCGGCCCCCGTGTGGCCCGCACGTGCACGGGTGGTGCGTCCATACGGAGCAGTGGAAGGCGCTGCTGTCGGGTATAGACCGGCCCATCATGCTCGAACTGGGGGCATGGACAGGCAAAACCTCGGCGTGGCTCTGTGAGCAATTCCCCGAGCTCAGGCTTATCGCCGCCGACGTGTGGACTGTAACCAGACCCGCGGCGATGTTGTATCTCCAAAATCACTGGGCCCGGTGGGTTGCAGGCGGCATGGTGCCCGCCGACCAGACACCGTGCGATCTTTACCGGTCGAACCTCTGGGGGCACCGGGACCGTGTCGTGGCGGTGCGTGAGGCGAGCGTCGCGGCCATGCAGGCCGTTGCGGCGCACATTCAGCCCAGTGTTGTCTACATCGATGCTGACCACGCCTACGAAGCGGCGCGGCCGGATATCGAATGTGCGGTCCAACTCTTCCCTGAGTCCGTGATCTGCGGCGACGATTACATGGAACGCCCCCGGATCGCCGAGAGCGGCATCCGGGACGCCGTGCACGACGTGGCCGATTGCGTCGGACGCACCGTGCGCGTGGATGGGAGGTTTTGGCGTTATGAATAAGCCCATCCCGCTCCGATTTGTGGACACCGCCAACACCGAAAGCTGGCCCACGACGCTTGTTCTGTATGCGGCGGCCACACGCGCACCGAAAGCGCGGGCCGCGGCGGCACGCCTGTTTGGCCTGGATGTGTGCACTCCGGCCCGGTGGGCGCGCGCAGAACGCCTTTTCACAGTGGATGCTCAAGGTCTGACCGTCGCCACGGCCCCGGCCCGTGCTGACATCGTGTTTGACCCGGCCGACAACGGCCACCGCTGGCACGACCCCGGCGTGGGGCTGCTCTTGAAGCGCAGTCTGGCCGAGGACGCCCCCGCGAACGAGGCGCCGTATCCGGCGTGGCCGCGTGCCGAGACCCTCGATCTCACATGCGAGCCCGCGCCTCCGGCAGAGCGTCCCGTCGTGAGTTTCTGCGGCGTGGCGCACCGGCCGCCGGAACGCGAGCGGGTGATCGAGGCTTTCGTTGCGTCCGATGCTGTGGATTTCCGCCTTACACGCCGACCGCAGTTCAACGACCCCGACCGTGCCGGATACCTGCGCAGCATTCGTGAGTCGCATTACGTGCTGTGCCCGCGCGGCGTGGGGCGGTTCAGCTATCGCTTCTACGAGGCCCTCGCGGCCGGCCGCGTGCCCGTGCTATCGAGCGGACACACCGTGGCGCCGCCCGCGCTCCTGGCGCACGCCTACACGATGTGCACGGAATCGCCGGACATCCTCGCGGCGTCCTGGAAACGGACGCGCGACGCATGGCCCGCCGTGCATGCCCGCAACCGCGCTGCCTGGCTGGAACTCGCATCCCCGCTCGGGTGGCTTCATACACTCGCTGCGCTGATCCGCGGAAGGGGGCTGCTGTGAGCGATACTATCCACAAGCAACTCCTTATCACCGGTTGCGGCCGGAGCGGCACGAAGTACACCGCGCTCCTCCTGAAAGAGCTCGGGCTCGACGTGCCCCATGAATGCATGGGCCGCGACGGCGCTGTCGGCTGGATGTATGTCGCCGCGGAACAGTATGGCGTCGGCACGGACGTGGATCATGGCAGCCGCGAGGGCATCGTGTTCGGGCAGATATTCCACCAGGTCCGTCACCCTCTCGACACGATCGCCAGTCTGCAAACGCATGGCGAAGACCTCTGGGATTTCTGTGGGCGGCATGTGCCGCTTATGAAAAAGAACCCCGAACGCCTCATGGCGTACTGGCTCGACTGGAACGCCCGCGCCGCGGCGATGGCCGACTGGACGTATCGCGTCGAAGAACTCCGACCGGGCACGGCTGTTGCCCGTGAGTTTCTGGACCGCATTGGTCTTCCCGACCGCGATCTGCCGGACCTGCCCCACAACGTCAACCACCGGCGCCATGCCGACCTGACATGGGCAGAGCTGGACGCGAAGAACTCGATACTGGCCCGCTGGATACGAAAGGCGGCCCGTCGCTATGGGTACGACGTCTGAGGGCATTCCCAAAATCATCCACTTCGTCTGGATCGGCGACGACCCGATGCCGGACTGGGCGCGCGCCAATGTGAACGAATGGCGACACCTAAATCCGACCTATTCGTGCATGGTGCACGGGGAAGCCGTGCTTGTAGACGAGTTGCGGCCCGCATACGAGCAGTTGACAGACCTCTGCGCGCGCGCGGACCTGCTGCGCTATAGCGCCTTGATGCGTTTCGGCGGGTGGTATTTCGACTGCGACTTCTGGCCGTTCCGACCCCTTGACGACGTGGCGCGGGCGCACGCTCTGGACGGCACGCGGGCGCTTGTGGCACAACAGAATCACCAGAAAAACCACGCTCTGACCGTGGCGAACGGCGTGCTTGGGATCCCCGAGGATTGGCCGGGGTGGACGGCCGTGCTCGAGTACGTTCGGAAGCAGAAGCCGCCGTTCGAGCGGGTGCTGTTTGGCCCGCGGATGTTTGGCGATTTGACGGATCGGCAACCGGCGCTCTTTGAAATCAGCGACTGGCCGTGGTGGTTCCCCGCCGGGCCGGGTGTGGCGGGCGCGCTGTATGACTGGTGTCGAGAGGGGCGCACAAGCCAGGCGCGGCATTACGCGCCGACGGGCGGGCAGCTCCCGTTTGCGATGCACCTCTGGGCGGGCGGCAAGAAACGGCTCAACCGCGTCTCGCACGGCGTGGTGCAACGGGCCGATAGCGCGGACACGGTGGGCTTGCCGTTGCATGGCAAGCGCGTGTGCGTGGGCGTAGTGTTGCCGCAGTGGCGAGACACCACGCCGCCGACGCGGGCTGTTGCGGACGGGCTCTCGCGCCTCGGCGCGGAAGTCGATATCTGCATGCTGCCTGAGCATCCCGACATCGCCCTGTATGACCTATTTGTAACGTGGAACGGGCGCCGCGGGTGGTACAAGCGGGCCGTGGATAAGGCACGGGGACACGGCGTGCCCTGTCTGGTTCTGGAACACGGGTTCTTCGACCGGGACAATTTCTTCCAGCTGGACTCGCGCGACATCCTGCATTGGGCATCGTGGGCAGACGGCATCCGAGGCGTCCCCGCCCCGCCCCAGGGCGCGGATCGGCTGGAAGCGGTGTGGCAGGAACCGGTGCAACCGATCGGGCACCGCGACGGATATGTGCTTGCGTTGGGGCAGGTCGCACACGACGCGCAGCTTCAGGACTCGCCGATCAGCTCGGGGACGGAACTTGACAAGGCCGTCGCGCGGTGTCTGCGAGGCGGGGCGGAAGCGCGATTCCGGCGTCACCCGAAAACGCGGCCCGTTCGCGAGGCCGCGCAGTATCTTCCCCGGTGCACGGCGCCGACCTTGCGGGAAGCGGTCGAAGGCGCGCGGTGTGCCGTCACCATCAACTCCAACGCGACCGTGGAATGCCTCGCGTGGGGATGTCCCGTCATGACCGTGGGGCCGAGCCTGGCGGGGACAGCGGGCGTGGCACTGGAAACGGACATGGACGGATTTAAGGTCGGCCTGCGACAGATGCTTGACGGCTGGCGTCCCGAGCCGGACGCCGTGCGCAATTATCTCGAGTGGCTGGCCTGCCGGCAGTGGTCGCGGGAAGAACTCGCGACCGGCGAACCCCTCTATGACGCTCTGCAGGGGGTGCTTCTGTGAGTGATCTACTGAAAACCGGACTGGCGTGGCTGGCCGGGAAGCGCAAAGGCAAGATGGGCACGGCGGTGTCATACGTGGCGGAGGCGGTGACGGTCGCGGTGACGGCTACGATCGCCCGGACGGTGTTTCTTGTGGAAGACTCGCGCGGCATCCTCGTCCGCTCGGTGTCGCGCGATTATCTGATTACGACGGCGGACCTTGTGACGGGCGGGGCGCAGATAACACCGGTCGCGGGGCACACGATCCGCGAGACGGTCGGCAGTGCAATCTACGTCTACCAGGTGTGCGCGTATGACCGCGAGGGCGTGTGGCGGTGGGCGGACCCCTACCGCACGACGCGCCGGGTCCACACGCGCTATATCGACAAAGAGGAAGCGTAAATGGTAGCGCCAAGCACAACCCCGGACCGCACGACCTGCCCGTTGCATAGCGGCATGGTGGAACGCCTGGATGCGCAGCGTCAACGCGTCGAAAAACTCGAGGAGGCGATAGTGGGCCTGCAGAACCGACTGCCCGTATGGGCCACGCTGCTTATCAGTGCGCTCACATGCGCGCTCGGCGCCTCGCTCGCTACTGCCTTCGGCGGCTGACAGGAAAGGGCCACATGCTCAGAACGCTCGATATCGCCGACGCGCTTGTCACGGATCTGAACGCCGAGACGTGGGCGCTCACGTTTACCGCGACGCGGGCGCTTGTGGTGGAGTTCGCGCTGGAAGACCTCGGCACGCTGCATGTCACAGTCGCACCCATCGGCGCGGGGCTGCAGTACGACACGCGCGGGGACCTGACGCGGGTGGTGACGCTCACGGTGGGGATACAGCAGCGGTTCGACGCCACGCCGGGCACGGCGGACGCGCTGGTGGCGCTCGGGGAGGCCATTCAGGAGCACTACTTGCATACGCGGCTCACGTCCGGCGGGCTGACGGCGGTGTGCAACGAGACGGAGATGGTGACGATCGCGGACCCTGCGTTGTATCGGCGCGGGCTGACCTACACGGGCATCGTTCAGATGACGTTTGAGACGGAGGCGTAGCCATGTTCGTGGGCAACCTTGGTGCTCCCGGCGATATCGGTTTCCACATGGGCGTCCGTTGCACGGACACGATGTTCGATAAGCCGTGCGTGGAGCGGATGGTGGAAAAGCGGGAACGGCGCTTTCTCAGCAAGTTCGGAGCGTTTGTGCGACAGCGCGCCCGGAAGACCCTGCGCCGGGCACCCAAACGCGGGCTGACGCACATGAGCCTGGCGCAGCGACAGGAACGCCACATCGCCGAGACCTATTGGGCGAAATCGGGGCGCACGGGGAGTCCGCCGTTCCCGAAGGTCCACAGCAAGCCCGGACATGCGCCATACATCCACGATCCTGCTGAACGCCTCCGCGCGATCTGGTTTGCCTACGACCCGGGCCAGGGCGGTGTGGTCATTGGACCGTTCGCGTTCAAGCAGGCGCGATATAGGGCAGGGACGACACCGGTGCCAGCCATCTTGGAGCATGGTGGCTACACCGAGACCAGCAACCATAAGCGACGCGTCAGGATAGACGCTCGACCCTTTATGCAACCCTCGTTCGAGGCGGAACTGACGCAGGTCGACCGGATTTGGAACTTGGCAAATAGTGACATCGACAGGGGCGGCTGGCGATAGAGGCCCTGACCTACTGAGAGGAGACTGACGATGGCGACGAAACTGGGCAGTGATTGCAAGGCTTATTACAGTGTGGCGGCCCTTGACGGATCCACCGTTACCCCGGCCCTGGCGACGTGGGTTGAGATGACGGGGGTGCGCGATCTCACGCTGAACCCCAACCCCGGCTCGGAAGAAGCAACCACACGCGCCAGTGCGGCTACGGGGTTTACCGCCACTGACTATACCCTCAGCGACTCCGAGGTCAGTTTCAGCATGTTCTACGACACGTCCGTGGCGGCGTTCGCTGCGTTGCTGGCCGCGGCTACGGGACGCACGCAGATCGCCGTGGCGGTGATGGACGCCGACATTGATGTGGCTGACAGTCAGGGGCTGGTCGCGAACATGACAGTTACCGGCGCGACCCGTAACGAGCCGGTCAACGCGAAAATGAGTATGGATTTCACGCTCAAGCCGTACGACCAGGGCGAGTGGTACACCGTGTCCGGCTCGTAAACACCTTTGGGAGGGCTGAACGTGGCGGGCAATGTGAGTGAAGGAATGAACGCGCCGGAAGTGCCGACCTTTACGGATATGGCGGGCCGCGACTGGCGGCTCGTCATGTCCATCGCCGACCTGCGGGCCGTCCGGGACAGGCTCGGCGTGGATCTCAACCGGCTTGACAGCGAGTCGTTGCTGACGCGCCTCTACACGGACCCCGTGTTCCTCTGCGACGTGCTGTATGTGCTGTGCGCACAGCAGGCAGAGGTGGTGGGGGTGTCTGACGAGGAGTTCGGACGGGCGCTCGGCGGCGATGCTCTTGAGGCGGCGACGGGGGCCTTGCTGGACGCCCTCGTAAATTTTTTCCCGAGCGGCAAGCGGACGACGCTGAGGCGGATTCTGAACACGATGGATCGGATAGACGAGATGGGGCAAGAGAAGGCGACGGAGATGTTGGACAACGGGACGCTGGAGAAGGCGATGGCCGGCATATTGGCCTCTGGGAGCGCATCCACCGCTTCGCCGGAATCGTCGGCCTCGACCCCGGCCCCTATAGCCTCCGAGAGCTGACGTGGATGGCGCGGGCCCGCGACCGCACGGCGTGGAATCACACGGCCGGGTTGATGGCCCGGATGCACAACGAGAACCCGTACGGGAAAGGGACGGCGCGTGTGAGTGACTTCCACCCGTATCTGAAGAGCGCACCGCGGGGCATACCCCTGACCCCGGAGGTGTTGCACCTGCTCAAGCCCGCGTTTGACCGCAAGGCGAAAGGAACAGAGTAATGGCAGGCAACGCCGGCGCGATTCGGGCAGGCAAAGCGTTTGTCGAGCTGTATATGGACGACAAGCGCATGAACCGCGGCCTCAAGAACGCCCAATACAAGCTGCGCAAGTTTCAGGCCGGCGTGACGGCTATGGGCCGGAGCATGATAGGCGTGGGGGCGGCCATCCTCGCGCCGATGGCCTACGGGCTCAAGGCGGCCGGTGACGCAATGGAGACCATCAACAAATTCAAGCAAATTCTGGGAGATCAGGCCGACGCCGCTGAGGATTGGGCGGATCGCACGGCGAAGGCCGTGGGCCGGTCCAAGTACGTGATGATGGACAGCTTGTCGTCGTTCGATGCGTTCTTCAAGGGCTTCGGGTTTGGGGGGGCTGAGGCCCGCGAGATGGCCGAGCGGATGGCGGGGCTCAGTCTCGACTTTGCGTCCTTGCACAACATCAGCGACGAAGAGGCACAGCGGCGGTTCCAGAGCGGCATGGCGGGTATGAGCCGGTCGGTGCGTGAGTTCGGCATCAACCTCCTTGACAGCACCGTGGCGGTTGAGGGCGCGCGGATGGGGCTTGTGCGCGAAGGCGAGGCCATGACGGCGCAACAGAAGGTCATAGCCCGGCTGTCGATTATGACCCGGACGTTGACGATGCAGGGCGTGACAGGGGACGCGATACGGACAGCGCAGAGCTTCGAGAACCGGTTGAAGGCGCTCAAGGCGGCGGTCCATGACGGGGCGGTTGAGATTGGGCTGGCGCTCATACCCGAAGCCAAGCGGCTCATTGCATGGCTGATTGACGCGACTCAGGAAACAGGGAAATGGGCCGGGGCGAATAAAGAGACCATCGTCAGTGTGGCGAAACTGGCCGCCGAGCTGGTGGCGTTGGGCGTGGCCGCGCTGGTGATCGGCAAAGTGACGGGGGCGATTGTCGCGCTCATAACCGCCATCAAGTTCCTGCGCAAGGCCAGTATCTTCCTCGTACATAACCCCGCCCTGATTGCCCTCGTGGCGGCGGTGGTGGGCGGGTTGGCGTTGCGTGATGCGCTATGGGGCGCGGGGGACGCGGCGCTCAAGCTGCGCAACGGCATGGACGCGCTGGCGGCGGCGCAAGAGGAAGAGCAGGCCGCGACGCGTGCGCAACTGGCGGCGCTCGGGCGCCTTGCCGAGAAGTTCGAGCTCACGGACGCCGAAATGACCGAGGCGGCGGGGCTCATCGCCAAGTTGGAATCCGTGTACGGCGCCTTGGGTGTGACATTGGACACCGTAGCTCGGCGGCTTATGGGGGTAGCGGGTGCGCAGAACAAGGTGAACGCGGCGATGCGTGCCGCGCGGGAACGGACGCTCAAGGCGCAACTGGCGCAGGAAAAGGACCGCGTCGAGAGCCTCATTGAACGGCGCAACAGGGAACTCAACCGCATGATGGTGCGCCGCGATATCGAGGCATGGACGGCGGACATGAACGCCGCGATTCGGGCGGGGCAAGAGAAGATAGCGGCCATCCGCAAGCAACTGACCGGCGCGGGTGTCGAGGGGGCCGACAGTGGCCTCGCGGGCACCGGCGCGGGTGTGGGCCTCGCGGGCGCGGACGTGCCGGCCACGGCCCGGGATTGGGTGCACGAGTGGGCGCGTGATCTGTTCGATCTTGGTGTGGACATCCCCGACATCTTCGCCCACGCGGAAGCCGAGGTGGCGAAGCTCAAAGAGGCGTTTCAGACGGGCGCGGTTACCTCGGATTCGTTCGATCAGTTCGCGGACGCCCAGGAGCGTGTCGCCGCTCTGAAGGACGTGTGGGGCGATATCTACGACCTCGGCGAGACGGACATGCCGGACGACCAGGAGTCCGTGTTTCGCGATCAGGTAGCCGGGACGTTCAGCGCGTGGGGTCAGGGACAGCAGAGCGCAACGAAAGGCATTCAGGCGCTCGTGAAGATCAATATGCAGCTGAAAGCCGAACTAAAAAAGATCAACGAGAACAAGCTTTTAGCGATCCCGAGGTAAGACACCGATGGCAGTCACCGTAGAAGAAATGTATGGGCGGCGCCTGACGGGGGAGAGCGGGGAGCGTACGTATCGCATCGCGGGCACGACGGACGAGGCGACGGCCCGGACGGCGCTCCTGGCAGAGGCCCCAGAGACGCTTGACGATATCCCCCGCAAGACGGCGAGTGTGGAAGTCACCGAAGCGGAGCACGACGGCCAGGTGTGGATAGGCAGTGTGCCTTACGGATACAGCAGCGGTTCGGGGGGTGGGGGCGGTGGGGCGGCATCGGGCGGGGAGCTTGTCGAGCCCGGCGACAGTACGTTTGCCTTCGACACCACCGGCGAGACGGTTCACATCTCGTCCAGTCTCGGCACGCGGTCCGAGGCAAAGGTTGGCGGCGGCACCGCCCGCGATTTCAAAAGCACGATCAGTGTGACGGAAGACGGGGCGGAGGGCTGCGATATCGTGGCGCCGGGGCTGAGTATCACCATCACGAAGCTCTTCGCCGGCGCATCCATTACGAGTGGATTCATTGACACCCTGTATATGTTGACGGGGCACGTCAACTCGGCGAACGCGACGATTAAGGGCAAGACATTCCCCGCGGGCACGGTGTTGTTCCTCGGCGCGCAGGGGACAGAACGCAGCAACGGCGAGGCCGAGGTGACGTTCCAGTTTACCTGTAGCCCGAACGACGCCACATACGACGCGGGCAACAGCATGACGCTTAACAAAGCGGGTTGGGATTACGTCTGGTGGTTCCATGAAGAGGAGGAGGACGCCGCGACGCACACAACCGTGTTGCGGCCGGTCAGTGCCTACTCGGAGCAGGTATACCCGTACGCGGATTTGACGGCGCTTCCGGTCGTCACCTGACAGGAGGGCAGTGATGGCGCAATGGCGACCGGCGGGCGTCGGCGAAAAGGTCATCTTGGGCGGCGCGACCTACAACAGCATCGGGGCGGTTGTGCGCGCGTTCCAGGCGGGGGAGCTGGGCGGCAAAGGCGGCAAGACCGCGGGGCGCCGGGCGCGGCAAGTTGAGCTGTCCGTCACCAACACCACGGGCGGGAACCTCGGGCGATTCGCCGTTGTCGGTATCGACGGCCCGTCCGTAACGCCGGCCGTCAACGAGACGGAGTTCGAGAACAACCTCGTGTTGGACGTCGTGACGCCGGTGGCCGGCACGCACGAGGGCAAGTTTGCGGTGCTCCTGGAAGCCATCCCTGCGGGCAAGATCGGCCGGGCGTGCGTCGCGGGCGTGGTGCAATGCACGATCAACGTGGCGGACGTGACGTGCGCCGACTTCGCGGACGTGGCGGACGGGGTGACGGGGTCTCTATCGACGTGCACGGGGGGCAGCGCGGCGGTGCTGTGGCGTGCGGGGGGCACGGGGTCGCAGTGGGCGGTAGTGCGCCTGGGCGGGTATGAGAAGCCGGTGATGCTGCAGGCCGGGGCGGACATGCGCGCGGACGATACGCTCTACACGTGTCGGCGGCTGTACGCGAACGGGGCGCTCGGGGGGGAGGTCCAGTGTGTGCGGCCTCCGGGGGTGCCGGTTCGATACCAAGATGTCGGGACGTTGGAACGCAGCGAGGACGGCAAGCGCGTCTTTATGCCGGGCGATACCTACCAGGTCAAGGTATCGAGCAACGACACGACGCCGCGGTTTCTCTATGAGAAGCTGACCAGTAGTGAGGGCCCCGGTGAATCCGTGTATTTCGCGGTGTTCAACGAGGGTTCTGACGAAAAGGTCAACGTCCGCGTACCCAAAGTCGTCTCGACGGACGAGTCGATTACGGTGACGGGCGGCACAGGCGCGGGCGTGCCCTGGGATCTGGCCGTGGCGGGGTCGGGCCTGACAGACGAGAAGGTGGCCTCGGCAGACGGCGAGATGGCGGGGTTTCTCGGCGAGGTGTTGCAGTGCATCGACGGGTCTGTGACGGTTGCAACGTCCGGCGCCCATGTGAATCTGAGCGTCGATACGGGTTATGCGACAGAAGACGAGAAGGTCAAGGCGGATGAGGACGATCCGACGGCCGATTATCTGGACGGTAAAGTTGAAGAGTCCATCACTGTTGATACCGACAATCACGCCTTGCGGCTGGTGAACGACGAGGCCACGCCCGGGAGCGACCCGGAGTATTACGGATATGCGGGCGAGACCCCCGCGAAGGGCTGGCAGACGCCCGTGTCTGTCGCGGTGATCACGTCGATTGGGGAAGAGGTCACGAGCGGCGATATCCACTACAAGACGAAAACGATCAAGGTTTTCGAGGCGAGCGCTGAGTCTGACTGGGGAAGCATTGTTGATCTCTACGTGATCGCCGCGTCCAGTGGAGCGAATGGCACTATTGTGCCTACGGGCAATGTTCTGGTAGTGGCGGGTGCGAACCGATCATTTGCCATTGGCGCGGTTACAGACTATCAGATTGAGGAGCTTCTGGTTGATACCGTAGAGGTCGGCGCGGCGGCCGGCGAGACATCGTACAACTATCCATTCACGAATGTGCAAGCCGACCATACCATCAGCGTGACGTTCGAAGCCACCCCTGCCGGCTGCCCCGACGACTGCACAGCTTGTGACGACGATAACCTGTTGTTTGTGACGATCACCGGCATGGCGGGCACCTGCTACTATAGCACACCGCCGGAGGAATCCCCGTGCTCTGGTTGGAACGGCGCTGTACAGCTTGAACGCGCTAACGCTG